AAATTGAAGGCAGTAAAGAAACATTAAGTTACCGAGAACAAGACTTGGAAGTTTATGCTAATCTTGATAAGTTAAAAGCCGAAACAGAAATTAACGCAAAACAAACTGCAATGGAACTAACTTCCACTGCTACAACAGAACAAATTGCCACACAAGCTGAAGCACAAAAACGTTATGGAGAAATAACTAAAGGCGGTATAAAGACAGTAGAAGAACAGCAAGCTGAAGCACAAAAACGTTATGGAGAAATAACTAAAGGCGGTGTAAAGACAGAAGAAGAACAGCGAGCTGAAGCAACTAAAATGGTAGAAGCTTCGAATGCCAAAATTGAAAAACTTAAAGCAGCCGCTGCCGGAAAAGCAGAAGCACCTACCAATGGAATTCCAGACTTTGGCAGTATGTTTGGAGGCGGTGCACCTGGAGGACTTCCACCATTCTTAGAAAAGATTAACGCTCAAATTAAAGATGCCAAGCCTGCTGAGATTAAAGATAAAGAAGAAGCTAACAAAGCTACTCCAAAATCAACAGCAAATGCTGTAAAAGAAGAAAAGAAAGAAGAACCAAAAAAACAAGAAGCAAAGAAAGAAGAAAAGCCAGCTACAGGTACCGTTGCAGAAGTGAGCCTAAAAGATCTACACGCGAGCCTAGAACACTTAAATAAGAGTATGACAACCCTATTGAATTATAGCCAACAGACAGCCACAGCTGCACAAGCGCAGGTTAAAGCTACTAAAGGGTTAAGTGGCAATAAGTTTGCTTAAAAGGATATAAATTAGATGAGTTGGAAAAAGTATTTCTCTCCAGTACCTGTAAACGGCGAATTGCTAGGTCCAATTAGCGGACAAAACAATGGTAATCGTCCAGGACCAGCCCGTAGTAACTATAGCAGTTACTTGCCAGACATTTATAGCGGTAGTCCAAATCGTGTTGAACGTTATCAGCAATACGAAGTTATGGATTCAGATCCAGAAGTTAATGCCGCGCTAGACATTTTAGCAGAATTTTGCACACAAAAACTAAAAGATTCAAAGAGCCCATTCGCAGTCAAGTGGCGCAACAAGGCTACTAATGCTGAAGTTCGCATTTTAGGCGAATACTTACAGCAATGGAACAAGCTACAACAGTTTGATACACGTATTTTCCGTATTGTTCGCAATACATTCAAGTATGGCGATAGCTTTTTTATTCGCGATCCAGAGAATCAAAAGTGGAGTTACCTAGATCCTAGCCAGGTTATTAAAGTTATTGTTAATGAAAGCGAAGGTAAGAAGCCTGAACAGTTTGTTGTTAAGGATCTAGCACCTAATTTTGAAAATTTAATTGCTACAATGATCACTCCTACAGTTAATCCTAGACAAACTGGAGGCGGTCCACTACCAGCAAGTGGCTATTTAGGTCAGTCAGGCGGTGGTAGTAGTAGTGGAACCAGCGGAGGAAGTACTGGTGGCCGCTTTGGAATGAATCAAAAAGAAAACGCAGTTGATTCTAAACATATGATTCACTTGAGTTTATCGGAAGGTTTGGATCAAAACTTCCCATTTGGTAACAGTTTATTAGAAAATGTGTTTAAAGTTTACAAACAAAAGGAACTTTTAGAAGACGCAATCTTGATTTATCGTATAAGTCGTGCTCCAGAACGTCGTGTTTTCACAATTGACGTAGGTAATATGCCAAGTCACTTGGCTATGGCCTTTGTAGAACGTGTTAAAAACGAAATTCATCAACGCCGTATTCCTTCACAAACAGGTGGAGGACAGAACGTCATAGACTCTGCATACAACCCTCTAAGCATCAACGAAGATTATTTCTTCCCTAAAACAGCAGACGGCAAAGGATCGGACGTCAAAATGCTAGAAGGCGGTAAGAATATTGGCGAAATTGACGACTTAAAGTACTTTACTAACAAATTATTCCGTGGATTACGTATACCAAGTAGCTATTTGCCTACTGGTGCAGACGATAGTCAAAGCAATTTCAATGACGGTCGTGTAGGTACAGCGTACATTCAAGAGTTAAGATTCAACAAATACTGTGAAAGACTACAAAGTCTCTTAACAGAAGTGTTCGATAGCGAGTTTAAATTATTTTTAAACGCTAAAGGTATGAACATTGACCCAAGTTTGTTTGAATTAAACTTTAATCCTCCTATGAACTTTGCAAGTTCACGTCAGGCGGCTATTGATACTGAACGGATTAATACATTTAATACTATTCAGGCTGTTCCATTTATGTCAAAACGTTTTGCATTGAAGCGTTTCTTAGGTTTAACCGACGAAGAGATTGCAGAAAACGAACGCCTATGGAGCGAAGAAAGCGGAAAAGGACAGCCAACTACTACTGATGCTGCTGGAGAATTACGTAGTGCAGGCTTATCTGCTAGCGGAATTGAAGGCGATTTAGGAGCAGCCGGTGATATGACAGCTCCAGAAGATATGACTGATGCCGGAGAAGAAGGCGGAGCTCCAAATCCAGGAGCACCTACGCAGCCCGGAGCGCCTCCTCCACCTCCATCCGCATAAATACAATATGATTTTAAGAGAACTGTTTTACATTGATCCTGACACTAGGCACGTGGCGAATGATCTTCGCTATGAGCCTAAGCGTGACACTAGTCAGATGCACAGAAGCGATACACGTAAGACTAGATTAACTCTTAGACAACTCAATGAACTACGAAAAAGCAGCGAAGCACACATCTTAGAACAGGAGAGTGAGTTAGAATTTATACATTCAATGTATGCAGCTCCTCCCCCAGCACCAGCAGGATAAATAAAAAACGGTCGTTTTGGCCGTTTTTTGCCTATATTACACTTGTTTTTTAACAAAAGTGTAAATAATAAACAGCCTTGTAACACAAAACACAGGAGAACTAACAATGACTGATCGCGCTCAATTTGAAGCAATGCTTGAGGCCTTAATTAATGAGGACCACGACCAAGCTAAAGAAATTTTCCACCAGATCGTAGTAGGAAAATCACGTGAAATTTACGAAGAATTACTAGCAGAAGATTTTGACGCTGACACTATGAACAAAGGTGTTAACGGATCCCATAAGTCTGAAATGGAAGAAGACGAAATGGAAGAAGACGAAATGGAAGAAGACGATACAGAGGAAGAAGAAGGTGCTGAATCTGATGACGCTGAAGATGACGCTGAATCTGATGACGCTGAAGATGACTCTGAAGACAATCCGTTCGGCGGCGAAGATGATGCAGAAGATGACGGTGAAGAACCAGAAGGCGACATCGAAGATCGCGTTATGGATCTAGAAGACGCATTAGAAGACCTAAAAGCAGAGTTTGAACAACTATTGCAAGGCGAAGAACACGAAGAAGAAAACGAGCCAGGCATCCACGGCGCTGGTAACCCAATGCACGATATCGAAGCAGATATGGGCGGAATGGATGAGCCAGAAGACGAAAGCGTAATGCACCACGTACATCACGTGATGGAATACGTTAACAAAGTTCCAGCTCCAAAGCACGGTGACAATGGACAATATACAAAGTCTCCAGTAGCTAGCAAGAACGATATGGGCGGCACAACAGCTAATATCGCTAAGAACTTTTCAACAACTTCAGGCGGAACACAAGGTGGCTTGTTAGCTCCAAGTGCTAAAGAAGAAAATTTCGGCAACGTAAACGTACCAGGCGGCAAAGCTGGTAAGACTGGTTTCAAGAAGCAAGAGCCAGGACACGGTGCAGAGAAGAAAGGTAAAGGCGAAGCTGGCGTAGATAAGAAGAGTCTTATCGGCGGCCGTGTTCGTTAATTAATAAAGAGACTATACTAAAAATATGTCACTATACCTCCGAGAGAATCTCAGTTTCAACGAAGCAAAAATGATCGTTGAGTCTGATGACAAAGATGGTAAAAACTTGTATATGAGCGGTATCTGTATACAGGGCGGGATTCGCAATGCGAATCAACGTGTTTATCCTGTGAATGAGATTGGCAAGGCTGTCAAAACCCTGAACGATCAGATTCAAAACGGTTATTCAGTTCTCGGAGAAGTAGATCATCCAGATGATCTAAAAATTAACCTGGATCGTGTAAGCCATATGATTGTTAATATGTGGATGGACGGTCCTAATGGTTACGGGAAGTTGAAAATACTTCCAACACCAATGGGACAACTTATCAAGACAATGCTGGAAAGCGGAGTTAAGTTAGGTGTTTCAAGTCGCGGATCCGGAAACGTCAGAGATGACGGATCCGGTGAAGTATCAGATTTTGAGATTATCACAGTAGATATGGTAGCTCAACCTAGTGCTCCAGGAGCATACCCTACACCAATTTATGAAGCCTTGATGAATAATCGAGGCGGATTAAGTGCCTTGCGTATAGCGCAAGAGGTAAAAGGCGATCCTAAAGCACAAAAATATCTCAAAGAGAGCTTATTAAATATAATAAGCAAACTCCAATAACAAGGAGAATCACAATGTTGGATGCGCTAAAAAGTTTATTTGAAAACAATGTGATTTCAGAAGAGATCAGAGAGTCAATTGAAACCGCTTTCGAGAATCGTATCAACGAAGCTCGTACACAAGTGGCAGAACAATTACGTGAAGAGTTTGCACAAAAATACGAACACGACAAGAACACAATGATTGAAGCAGTAGATCGTATGATCTCTGAACAATTATCTGCTGAGATTGTTGAGTTTGCCGATGATCGCAATCAACTAGCTGAGATGAAAGTCAAGCTAGCACAAGAAAAGAAGAAAGTAAGCAAAGTAATGAAGGAATTTGTTATGCGCCAACTAGCTTCTGAAGTGAAAGAATTGCACGAAGATCAAGTAGTAATGGCAAGTAAATTTGGCAAATTAGAACAATTCGTAGTTGAAGCTCTTGCTCAAGAAATTACAGAGTTTTACAAAGACAAACAGGATCTAGCTGAAACTAAAGTACGTTTAGTTCGCGAAGGTCGTAACGAAATCAAGAAGGTAAAAGAACAATTTGTTCAACGTGCCGCTAAGATGGTCGAAAGTGTTGTAACTAACAACTTAACAGTTGAAATTACATCATTGAAAGAAGACATTGAAGCAGCTCGTCGTGCAGATTTTGGTCGCAAGTTATTTGAAGCTTTTGCTGCTGAATACTCAACCAGCTACCTAAATGAAAAATCGGAAACAGCAAAATTACTCAAGGTCATAGACTTGAAAGATTTGGCAATGAAAGAAGCAGCGCAAGCTGTTGTCAAAGCTGAACAAATCTTAGAAAGTAAACAAGCTGAAATCCGTGCTCTTAAAGAGAGCCAAGAAAGAAAAGCAATCATAAGTGAACTACTTGCTCCGCTTAACGCAGAACAAAGATCAATTATGGGCGAACTAATGGAGACTGTGAAAACAGAACGTCTAAACGAAAGTTTCGACAAGTATTTGCCTTCAGTATTGAATGGTAAGGCTCCGCAGAAGAAACAGGCACTAGTAGAGGCAAAAGAAGTTACAGGAAATAAAATTTCCAACAACCCACGTAGCAGCGAGATGGATACGAATATTATCGATATCAGAAAGCTCGCAGGACTAAAAATTTAAGGAGAATTTAAATGTCAGAACTACTAAACGGACGTTGGGCAGAGACAAAAGAAGCCCTATTAGAAGGCTTGCAAGGCACTAAAAAATCAGTAATGGGAGTTACACTAGAAAATACTCGTAAGTATTTGATGGAAAGTCCTACAGCTGGTGCTACTTCTGCTGGCAACGTTGCAACTTTAAACCGCGTGATTCTTCCAGTAATCCGTCGTGTTATGCCAACCGTTATCGCTAACGAGTTGGTTGGTGTACAACCAATGACTGGTCCTGTTGGCCAAATTCACACATTACGTGTGCGTTATGCTGATAGTTCATCTGGTGCTAATGTATTAGCTGGTGAAGAGGCATTAAGCCCATTCAAGATTGCTAGTGCATATTCTGGCAACCAAGTTGACGCAAATGCTAAAGCAGCTACTACAGCTTCTTTAGAAGGTCAAGCTGGTAACAGAATGAGCATTCAAATCTTGAAACAAACAGTTGAAGCTAAGACACGTAAATTGTCTGCTCGCTGGACGTTTGAAGCTGCTCAAGACGCTCAAGCCCAACAAGGTATTGACGTTGAAGCAGAAGTAATGGCTGCTCTTGCACAAGAAATCACAGCTGAAATCGACCAAGAGATCATTGCATCTCTAACAGCATTAGCTGGTTCAGCTACACAAACTTATGACCAGGCTGCTGTAAGCGGTACTGCTACATTCGTTGGTGACGAACACGCTGCGTTAGCTGTTCAGATCAATCGCGTAAGCAACTTGATCGCTCAGCGTACACGTCGTGGTGCTGGTAACTACGCTGTTGTATCACCATTCACATTAACAATTCTACAATCTGCTACTACTAGCGCATTTGCTCGTACAACAGAAGGTACTTTCGAAGCTCCAACAAACACTAAGTTCGTTGGTACATTGAACAGTGCAATGAAAGTTTATGTAAACAGCTATGCTTATGACAATGCTCCAATTCTTATTGGATACAAAGGCTCAAGCGAATCTGATGCTCCTGCATTCTATTGCCCATACATTCCATTGATGAGCAGT